CTGACATTGAGCTAGATGATACTGAACTAGCGTCAGATACTATTAGTAAGAAGCGTAAAGGTAAACGTGCGCTTAGACAAGACATAACAAAAGACACAGCCACGCAAGTAGCTAGTGAAGGTTCAGGGTTACAAATCCCTAAGGGAGTTTAAGATGGGTGGAGGACGTAGACGCTCACCAGCACCACCGCCACCACCNCCAGAGCCAGTAACATCAGCACCTAAAGCTAGTAGTATGGAAGACAATGCTATGCAATTAGAGGCAGATACTACAGGTAGCGGTAAGCTATCACGTAGACGTAAAGGTAAACGTGCCTTAGTAGGTGAGAACGCTGCCGCCCAAGTAGGCGGTGAAGGCNTNTCTGGATTAAACATTCCNAANGGATAAGTAAATGGAATATGAAGAAGTAGGTACAGTAGCTAAACGCTACCACCAGCTTGAGAGTGAACGNGATACGTTCCTTGAAAGAGGCCGTGAGGCAGCAAAGCTAACCATTCCTACTCTCATGCCAGAGGAAGGNCATAGTAGTTCATCTACTTATGCCACACCTTATCAGGGCATTGGAGCAAGGGGTGTAAATAACCTCGCATCAAAGTTACTTCTTGCTCTGCTACCCCCTAACAGTCCGTTCTTCCGTCTAACCATTGATGACTTTGACCTGCAATCCATAGCAGGTGATGCACGTGGTCAGGTAGAAGAAGGACTTGCTCGTATTGAACGGGCAGCAATGCAAGAAATTGAAGGTAAGTCTATACGTGTCCCTACATTTGAGGCACTAAAGCTACTTATCGTTACTGGTAATGCTCTAGTATACATGCCTAAAGAGGGTGGTATGAAGGTCTTCAGACCTGACCGCTACTGTACTAAGCGTGATACTATGGGTAACATACTAGAAATTATTACTAAGGAAAGTGTATCACCACTGATGCTGCCAGATGCAGTGAAGGAAATCATTCCCCCTTCTGATACACCAGTTAAGAACTATGACCTATATACCTGTGTTAAGACCACTGAGAAGGGGTACTCTGTACACCAAGAGGTAGCAGGTATTGAAGTTCCTAGTTCACGTGGAACATTTAAGAAGGACCAGAACCCATTCATTCCATTACGCTTTATCCGCATTGANGGTGAAGACTATGGGCGTGGTTTCATNGAAGAATACCTTGGAGACTTACGTAGTCTTGAGGCACTGACACAGGCCATCGTGCAGGGTAGTGCCGCTTCANCTAAGGTTCTATTCTTGGTACGTCCTAANGGCAACACTAAGGCATCTTCACTAGCTAAAGCAGCTAATGGTGCCTTCCTGAGTGGCGATTCTAATGACGTATCTACACTACAGGTACAGAAATCAGCAGACTTCCGTGTAGCCCTTGAGACTATGCGGATGATTAACGATAGACTAGCCGCCGCCTTCCTACTTAACAGTAGTGTACAACGGTCAGCGGAACGTGTAACAGCAGAAGAAGTACGCTTCATGGCACAGGAACTAGAGACATCACTAGGTGGTGTATACTCTATTCTGTCTCAGGAGTTCCAGCTTCCTCTGATTAACCTACTACTTGAGTCTCTTACTAAGCAGGGTAAGATGCCTCGTATGCCTAAGGATAGTGTACAGCCTACAGTTGTCACTGGTATTGAGGCACTAGGTAGAGGTCAAGACCTAAACAAACTAGCTACATTCTTACAATACCTACAGCCACTTGGCCCTGAGGTTATTGCTAGTGAGATGAACTTAGGTGATTACATTGATAGACTAGCCGCATCACTAGGCATTGATACTTCTGGCCTGATTAAATCAGCAGAGCAGAAGCAACAAGAACAGATGATGCAACAACAAATGCAACAACAACAAATGTTAGAACAAACAGCTATGGGTATGGCACAGGGTGCCGCACCACAATTAGCTAAAGGCGCAGTAGAAGCGGAGTAAGAATGGTAGACACAGTTAATACTTATCAAGAACCTGAGGCTGAAAATCCAGAGCATGTTAAAGAAATGCTTGAGAAGGTAGAGGGTAATCAAACAGACCCTGACCGTCCTGATTGGTTGCCTGAGAAATTTAAGAGTCCTGAGGATATGGCTAAAGCCTACTCTGCATTAGAGGGTAAGCTAGGCCAGCCTAAGGAACAAGAAGAAGAAGCACCAGAAGAAGCTGACGGTACAGAGACAGCATCTGAGGTGTCTGAGTTACTAGATAGTAAGGGACTAGACTTCAGCGTATTCGAGCAGGAATATGCAGCAAATGGTCAGCTATCTGAGGACGCTTACACTGCACTAGAAGAGGCAGGTTTCCCTAAGTCTATGGTAGACTCATGGGTAGCAGGGCAGGACGCTCTAGCCTCTCAGGTGACAGCAGAGATGCACTCCATCACAGGTGGTGCAGATGAATACAACAACATGGTACAATGGGCATCAGATTCTCTACCCGAAAACGAGATAGATGCCTTTAATGCAACAATGGAAACGCAAGACCCTAATATGATTAGGCTTGCTATCCAAGGTCTAAACGCACGTTATCGTTCTGAGGCAGAACCTACTCTATTACAGGGTGGTAATAGTTCTGTATCCACAGGCGGGAAGTTCGAGAGTAATGCGGAACTCACTGCTGCTATGAGTGACCCTAGATACGCTAAAGACCCTGCCTACAGGCAATCAGTAGCTGATAAGTTAGCTAAGTCTAGCCTGTTCTAACATTGTTGCATGGGTTGGGAGATTAAGTTCTCCCTTCCTTCTAAATACATGAATACACCACCGAAGTTACGTCATACGTGCAGAAGATTCGCTACCTTAGGACGTTATAGATACGGTCGCTACGGGCAGGTGTCAGGTCGAGGAAACAGGTAGTGCTGTCCTCGCCCTTCTTATGTATTTAGAAGGAAGCTAACCCTTCCTAACACGAAGTAAACAAGACAAACGATTACCCCTGACCCCTTGCGAGGGACAATCTTGGAGAAAGGATGTAGTGTAATACAGAGTGTACTCAACTCAACTATTATACTCACTAAGGAGTAATTTAAAATGGCACAAGCTGCTTCAAATCCGGCCTATAGCGTAAGCTTTCAAGGCCAGAATAACAACACAGGTGACGTACGTGACCTCTTCCTTAAGCTTTATGCAGGTGAAGTTCTCACAGCATACGAAGAGAAGAAAGTCCTTATGGACAAAGTACGCACTCGCACAATCTCTAAAGGTAAGTCTGCCTCATTTCCAATGACAGGACGAGCCACTGCTGAATACCTGACCCCCGGAAACGAGATTACTGGTGGACAGATTCGTGCAGGTGAACGCATTGTAACTATTGATGACTTGCTCATCTCTAGCCAGTTCATTGCTAACATTGACGAAGCCATCAACCACTACGATGTTCGTTCAATCTACTCAAAAGAAGCTGGTATTGCACTAGCTAACGAAGCTGACCGTAACGTAGCACGTATGCTTGTTAAGGCTGCCTTGTCAACTAACGCGACAGCCGCCGCTGGTCTTATCCAAGACTACAAAGGCTTCTCTGAAGAAGACTTCACTGGTAACGTCACTGTTGGTGCAGCTACTGCTGACCTACTTGACCCTGCTAAGATTGCTAAAGCTATCTTTGATGCCAAGAAGACAATGGACATTGCTAATGTTCCTTCAGAAAATGCAGTCGTAGTTCTTCCACCAGAGCAGTACTATGCACTGATGGATGTAACAGATGGTTCAAAGCTGACATACATGAACTCAGACTTTGGTGGTAACGGTTCTGTTGCCTCAGGTATGGTTCCAGCTATTGCAGGTATTCCTGTAATCATGTCAAACCATGCTAACGTGTCTAACCTGTACACTAACTTCACCACAGGTGATGCTGCTGAAGGTAAGACATCAGACAACGCACCACTAGCTAACACTGCTGGTTCTGGACGCGCAACACACTATGACCTGCCAACAGCCGCTGTTGATGGTCGTGACATGGTTGCAGAAGCCTCACTAATTAAAGGCTTTGTCTTTACACCTGAGTCAGTTGCTACTGTTAAGTTGCTTGACCTTGGCATGGAGTCTGAGTATCAGATTAACCGTCAGGGTACACTCATGGTTGCTAAGTACGCAATGGGCCACAACGTCCTACGTCCTGCATCATGTATCGCATTGCTTGACGCAAACGCTTAAATATCTAGGGGGTAGCTTAACGGCTACTCCCTTTTTACTTTGGAGTAAGTGATGAGTATTACACACGCAGGAGAAACCTTTAAGGGTTTAAGGATACCTAAGAGTTCGCCCAAGGGTACTAAGTCCCACGCTGTATTAGTAGGCACCAAGGAAAGTCCTAAGATAATTAGGTTCGGTGAGAAGGGTGCTAAGACTAATCAATCAGCAAAGCAACGTAAAGCGTTTAAAGATAGACACGCTAAGAACAT